ATTAAATATTTTGTTTAGCATTGCTGTTTCAATTGCAGAAGTCAAGTCTGTATCAAACTGCGGAATAATTTCCGCTACTTCTGCACCATCACCAATCTTTTCTGTTAGTGTTACTGGGCCGGAGCCGTCGGATAGATTGCCGGTGCCACCATTCATACCATCGCCTACTACGTTTTTAACCATTGCCCATATAGAACTAAATGTTCCTGGAGCACCAACTACACCAGTGTGTAAACTACCATCTGACTTAAAGTATTTTCCAGACGGTGCATTAAACTTAACTAGTGAGTTTGTTGTTAACCACACTCTGTTGTCTGGTGCCCCTGAACCAATTGGAACTGGAGAGCCGATGTTGTTTTTAAAATAACCAGTGCTGATATTAGTGCTTGTAGTTGACTGTTCCCAAGTTGTGGTGGATACTGATATTCTTGGGTAATTTTTATAGTAGTATTGTTTACTACTAACGTTACGTAGAATAGGTTCAATAGTATCGCGAATAACTCGCAATATATCCATTTCATTAGAAAACTCAAAATCAAAATTGTTAGTAAATAATTCTTGGAATAATATTCCATCCTCACAAAATACGTTTGTGGATGAATACTTTGCTGAAGGATCGATGACATCTAAATATCTAGATATACCACTTGATGTTCTATTAACTGCCTTTGCTTTAATAATTTCGTTTGTTGCTGTTACTGGAAAAATATTATAATCTTCGCCATTAACCATTCTGTTTTGTGAATAATAACTCTGCGGTGCCTTTGTTCTAATATCTTCAATAGTTTCTCTTTCGGCCGCATTATAAACTTGCTGTTGTAGATCAAGAACCATTGTTAATGTGTGTTGAACATTATATTTGCTTAGGTAACTAATGTTTAACGTTACACCTTGCATATCGTCTGAGTTAATGTCGTATGACAATCCGTTACCTTGTCTAAAGTATGATCTAAAACTACCGCGTGGCATATCAGAAAATATACCGTCGCCAAACACATATGTAATTTGATCTGCTTCACGTGATTGTACACTGTATAATGATCTTATATCTCTTGATAAACTATTGTAAATCACGTTATTACCTGTTACCGCTGGCACTTGCGTCCATAGTCTATATAAGTCATTGTTAGAATCTAACTCATATAACCAAACATCATTTTGGCTAACGTTACTAGTATTAATTAATACTTGTCTATTAGGAATTGCTTGGTCAATAGTAAAATCAGATGCTCTTAAAGTACCTTGTTTAAAGTAAGCAAAGAAGCCAGTGTTGACACTGCCGTTACCTTTGCCGTCACTTCTATATAAAAAACTAAATGGTGAGATAGTGCTAGGTTCTTTTTCATAAACATAGTCATAGCCTTCAAAAGTAGCACTAACAATTTCAAAATCAATATTAACGCCATCAATTGATGCTTGGAATGGAAACACTGGCAGTGTTCCAGTTGCTATGTTAATTTGGTATTCTTGAGTCTCGATACCATTTAACGTTTTAGAACTATTAGGGTTACCAACTTTTTGTGTGTTCACCATTGCCGCATTTAATACTAAATTAATTTGTTCTGCGTAATCATCATTGTTAATGTCATTCCAATCAATTCTAGTGTTTGCTAAATTCTCTCCATTGGAATCATAAACATCTTCCGTTGTAGAGATGCTTGATAACTTCAACATTCCGCTTGCGTTTACACTACGCTTTGCGTTATAACTTACGAGTCTCGCAAGTCTTAAAATACTTTCTCTGCGTTCAGCAGTTCCTAGGAAGTTTTCTCTAGCGTTTAAATCTACTCTGTAACTAATGTTTTGTGTTACATAAGAAATAAGGTCAATTAACGCAATAAATTCTGAACTTTCAATATAGTCATTGAAATCTTCAGGATAGTATGCTTTGATGTAATCAATCATTGACTTACGCAATGTTTGGAAATCATAACTTTCAAAGTCTGCGTTAATAAAGGATTGGTATAATACTTTCCAATCCTCTGCGTTATATATGTTATTTTGTCGTGTTGTTAATGCCATTATGCTGTACTCAGTGTAGCGGTAGTTGTTTGTGTGTTAAAATCAATTAGCAAATTTTCTATTATCTGGTCTGGAATAAACTTTAAGTTTAATTCTATTAATAGACCGTGCTCATATTGTTTAACCACTATATTTTCTGCTTCTATTCTCGGATCATAAGCAATAACATCCTGTATGTCTTGTCTTATTGTTTCTATTGTGGTTTCATTCAAGGGCTCGTAAACCATATCCCATACCACAGATCCAAAATCAGGTAGTTGTAACTTTTCACCTTTTCTTATATTAAAATGGTTCATAAGATCTTGTTTTGCAATATCAAAACCAGTTAATGTGTAAGAATTAGAGAAGTTTTTGCCCAGAGTATTGAAGCCTTTATATGTAATCGCCATACTAATATTTAGTTATTTTAATTATATACTACTATTAACCTACGTAGATTAATTACTACTGTCAGCAATATGTGAGGTGGTTCCTGCTTTAGGTTCCTTTTTCTTTGATTGGTTAATTCTTGGATCTGGCTCGTGCATTGGAACTCGTTGCATTGCGGTATAATAAGAGTAGCTGCCATCAACAGCATAACGTTTACCACCGTGCGTGTTAGATGCTCCTTTGTTTACCCAGTTATTTTCATATATAGCAACTCTGCCTGCTTCTTCAGCAACGTTTCCGGCTTCAGTGTTGAGTTTAATAGGATACTTTGTTCCGCCGCCACTTTTAAGGAAAATACATGCTGTGCTTGTAAGGCTAATTGCTTCCTTGCAAGTAATATTAAACCAGTCAGTGGACTTAAAGTTCATAGTGCCTACTGATGTTGCTTTTAAATTACCATTTATATAGAAGTGAGCGTGTCCTTTGCCTTGAGCATTTGTTGGATTTGTTTCTATTTTAAAGTTATGCCCTGCTAGTAGATTAATATCCTCGCCCGCTTGTATATTAACATCAACATCTGCTAACATATTAACATTACCTTCGGCATGAACGCTAACGTCTTTAGCACTAAACACATCTACTGATCCGTCATTTCTCAACTCAGCCCAAGCACTCCCGCTTGCAGTTCCTAAATAAACTGTGCCACCGTCGTCACTTAATAAAATTTGATGCCCTGTACCTGTTCGTAATCTTATTAACTGGCTAGTACCATTATTGTCGCCGTCGTCCATAACAAAAGTATGTCCGCTTTTTCTGTTAACAGGCCACTCATATCCTTCTTTATTTTCCTCAGTAACAAGTCCTTGCGTAATTGTTCCAAAGTCATAATCTAAAGGACCAGGCGTGGAAATACCAAACACATTAGACGGACTCTCGCGTTGAACACTAGAAGTTGTAAGTCCTCTAACATAGTCTGTTTCTAATCCTTGCATAAGCAAAGTATCAAACATTGGGTGTACAGGTTTTTCTATATTTTTCCAAGCAGTAGTTTTGTCAAATTTCTTAGTACTTAACTTATTATATTCCGCAACAGGCACTTCAAACTTTGGTGAAGTTATACCAGCTGCTTTAGTAGAACTTGAGCCTTTAAATGCTGGCGATGCGGCGATACCCGGAACCATATGTAACATTAGTGCGTCAGGAATATATGAGATAATATAACCATTTGCTAGTTTGCCTTCTGCAAACACTACCATAACTTGGGTATCAATATCAGGTGTAGGGAAGGTCATACCATATGATTTAGTGGTCATTTCATACTGATTATTATTATCAGCTAATGCATTCGTTCTTCCGTAAAAAGGCAATGCTAATGAGCAAAGTATAGTGTTAGATTCATACTCTGTCTTATCGTAACCTGATTCTTTGGATTTACGCTGTTGTGCTAATGCAGGAATATAAACCGCAATACGATTCATACCGCTGTCATCACCATATCCTTTGACAATACCTATATAAGGACCTGGGTCTGTTTTCGCTGTATAATCTCGTCCATCAGTGGGTAATCCTACTGTAGGCTTTTTAGGATGATTTGCTTGAGGCATTATGCTTTTCCATTGTTATTTAAAGTTCTATTGTCCTGTTAGAGGATTTACTGGAAGTATGTCTGACAAATATCCGTGTTCTTTCCAACTATTATAACCGTTTCCATATTTACCGTGTGTAATCTTACTACTTTCACTCGCTGAGTTTCCGACCGCCCAAGCAGTTACGGCTGTCGCTATCGCACCCGCAGACACGGCATTAATAACATCTTTTCTCGCACTGCGTTCAGTATTGTTATTATTTGATATAGTAGTTTGGTCTTGGGACGCATAATTGCTTGTATTAATAATTGGATTTAATCCAACTACGCCAAGCGATTGTCCAGTAGGCTCGGTCAAAACAGTGCCTCCTGTACTAGTTACAAATGACGGCGATGATCTATAACTCTCAATAGCAGGACTTGCACTAAATGTAAAAGATCCTGATGCGTCTCCTGGATTTGGACGCATAGGAGTAGTTCCTCGCGAAGTATTGGAAATTACTGCTGATGTAGTGCCTGACTGCGCCGACGTTGTGTTTAAAGAATTTAACTGAAATGATCTTGCTTCAGCCGCTCTAAACTCTTGTGCGCTTTGAGGAGAAGATTGTATTGCTTGGGTATTAAAATCTGCATGTGGATTTACACTGTTTCTATTTGACGCTGTTTCAGTTACAGGGCCACTAACTGAGTCAAACTCACCTGCCCATTCTCTGTCAGCTGCTTCTGATGCAAGTTCGCGTTCTTTTTGTTCTTCTTGGCTGGCTAATGATTGCACTGGTGTTCCGTCAAATTCGCCAGCGGCGCTATCAACGGCTGCTTCACTTCCAGGCGCGGTTGTTGTTGCTGATGCGGCCGCGGCTTTAGCATCTTCAAAATCATAATTTGCGGCTTCGTCATCTGACATTAACTCTTCACCTGGTTTCTCAGGGTTGTCTATATTTTCGCGCCATTGATTATAAATTCTTGTAGCCTCAACAGCTTGTGTAAATTCACCGCCTTGGAAAGTGCTGTTTATTTCCCAAATTCTATAGTAACCTGACAATGTGCTACCGCCATCACTCTCAGCAAAGTTTGCTAATCCAGTTGCTTCATCATAATCTCTTGGAGTTTTGAACACTAAGTAAAAATGCGAATCGTCAAGATCACTAAGAATTGCTCCGTTTGCTGGATCGTGTCCTTCGGTGCCGCCTTGGGCTCCTGTTTTATTAGGAGTAGTCATTGTTAGAATACCGTCTTGTTGTATATAACCAGGATCTCCAACAATCTCTAAACTAATAGTTATCATATCAGACCCAGGAGTTCTGTATAGATTTTCCATCAACGTGGCGCCAGTTCTTTGCTTTTGGTTTGCGTGTTCGTCTGTATCAAATTTATTATTGTTTGGTTTAATGCTTTGTCCGCCACTAACAACAGCCTCTCCATCTTGCTGATTCCCTGACTCAGGTGACACATTTGCTTCAGTTTCTTCAATAATAGGGTTTTCAGAACCTTCGTTTGATGTTCCAATACCCGACATTGCCATTATAAAAGCATTGTTGAAGGTCAAATCTAAGTTTCTTATATCTAAGTTTTGTCCAGTGTAGATATAGCTATAACTTCTAGCAGGATTACGAAGGCCGTTTTCTCCAGGTTTAGATTTTCCGCCAGTAACCTCAGGATCAACTACTTTATAGGGATCTATTTGTATAACTGTTTTTCTAGCATACTTGTTTCGTATTTTATCAAAATCTTTTAATGTCTTAACATACGTAATTTTCCACCAATTTAGTCCGTTTTCTGGATTTTTCAGTACTGACCTAGCATCCTTCATTTTATCAAGCGTGGTGTTTTCTTCTAGTTGATCAGTGACGTATGTACTATCACGTATTATTTTTTCAAGAAATGCTAACATGGATTGCCCAGGTGCTGTTATCTCAACCTTGTAGTCGCCTCTCTCACCTTCACCATAATACCTTATGTCTCTATTAAATTTAAATTTTTTCTCGGGAGGCACTTGACGCCCCCTCTCGCCAGGATCTGTAGTAACCGGGCCTACCCTCAATAAAGTTTGTTTAGCAACATTTGGTTCTATTTTTGCATTTTTTAGCT